CCCGCCCGGGATGAAGCCGCACCGACCCCGGGAAAGCCCACCCGTGGCCACCGCAAGCCATATGTGGGCGCACCGGCTTCCGATACCCCCGCCGCCTACCTTCGGCACGTGGCCCGGTGGTTGCCGGACTGCGAAACCGAACAAGCGGTTGAAGCCCGGTGGCGAACCGAAGCCCGGTTGCGCACCCAATGCCGGGTCACCGCCAATGACCGTGACCAAGCGCGCGCCTTGCTTGACCAGCGCATTGCGAAACTTCGCTGAACCACCCACCACCCAACCCACAACGGAAGGATCGCTCCCGTGATTAATCTACTGAAAGGAAAAGACATGCCAGCCGACCCCAAGCCGCCCGCCGTGGTGCCCCGCCAGCCGCCGCCGATGGACAACCAACCGGTGCGCCGCCGCTACGCGGATGAAGCGGTGCGCGCCGCGCAACACGTCATTGACCTTGAAGCGGCCGTGCAAGGCTTGGAACATGAACTCGCGGAAGCCCGGGCCGAAGCCACCGCGTTCCGCCGGATGCTGGAAGAATACCGCGAAGACGTGCGGCGGCTGACCGCCGAACGGGACTGGCACAAGCAATGCCACAACGAAGCGGAAACATCGCTTGGCAATGTGGCGTCAATCATTGTGCAATGTGCCGATAGGATTCGCGGCACCCATGACCGGCGGTTGGAAGCCATCCCGGCTGACATGGAAGCCGCGTTGAACGCGCCACCGCCGCCACCGCCGCCACCGGAAACCACTGCGGCCCCTAACCCGTAGTGGCTAGGCCCGGGCGGTTGGCTTGGGATATCCCCCCGACGCGGCCAGCCGCCCGGTCACCTTCAATGCAATGGAGTCCAGTATGAGCGATGTTGATGAAGGCTTCACCGATTGGTGCGGCACGCCCGAAATCCGATTGGCACAACAAAGATTGTGGGTGCGCTACCGCATCCGGCTAGACCAAGGCACGCCTGACCGCGAAGTGGAATGGCGCGATGAAGCATATGCCCACCCCGAACCCGATGACGCACCCGAACCGGTGTGGCGCTATTGGGCGAAGCTCGCCGGTGCGGTGCTGGTCATCGGCATCTTGATTTCACTGGTCAGCATGGTGCGCGCCGAAACTTGCAAGGCCAAGATTGACAACACGGTTGACCGCTTGTCCGGCTATCGCTGGCAATGGCGCACGGTGGATGGCCGTCAATGTTGGTACTATTCAAACCGATTGTTGCCGCGTGAAGATTTGGTGTGGTCGTTCAGCGAAGACGAATTTAATTCGGATATTGATCGAGTCATCAAGCGGCAATTCTATCATTTAGACTTGGATGAAAACGGCTTGTTGCGGCCGAAGGATTCAGAATGAACGCCGAAGCCTACGCCATCCTTTGCGGCGTGCTAACATTCATCGTGGTGTTGCGATGGCTGACATGGCCCCGATGATTCGCTTGATGTACTGGTTAATGGTGGCCATCACGCTGGCCGCGCTTGGCGTCATCATGACCCTTGTTGAACGGTGGGCAACGTGACCACGCTAACCATCACCGTGGCAGTGGTGTGCGGCATCGTGTTTTCGTTTGTCGCCATCATATTTCTGGCGGCATGGCTAGAAAACAAACACGATGGCAAAAACTATTAGGGATGGAGTGGCGCGCCAAACGTCTTCCATCCCAACAAGCCTAGCAAGACGAAAAGCAAAAGACTTCCGCCGACTCCGTAATAGTTCGGCCACGTGTGCCACAGGCCAAACACCAACCACAGCAACATCAAAATCCAGAAGGCCAAACCAAGTGACATGGCAGACTCCCTCGCGCGTGATGCCCGCACTATAGCCCGGGATTTCTCCGCGCTTTCCTAAGTGCCGAAATCAACCTTGCCTCACAAATTGTTTCACCGATTCCATCGGCACTTCTGAAATCGAACATGCCGGTTCGCGTGCAACTTCGCCTTCATCCACCGCACCAAGCGATTTCTTTTTGCGCAAGTTGTTCAACGTTGGTGCGGGTCGGCACCGGCGAAACCGCCGCCGATTTCAATTTTCAAAAAACCGATTTGCTAGAATGCTTGCGTGCCTGAAAGCACACCGGGCCGGTGGAGTGTACCACCGGCCCGGTCAACCCATCCGAAGGAGTCCACAACAATGACCAACGCCACAAACCAAGAACGCAAATTATCGGAAGCGCGCTTGGCCTTCAATCGCATCACGGTGCAACGCGATGCGACCATATCAAAGCTAGTCCGCGTGCATGGCAAAATCAAGAAACTCGCCGCATCAATCGGCCGGTATGAAAAGACCGTAGCGGAACAAAAGGAAGCGGCACGCCAAGCCAAGCTTGCGGCCAAGGCCAACAACAAGTAGAGTTCGCGAGTCGAATCCGACCCGACACACTTGCAGAATGAAACCGGCCCACACGGCACCACAGTGGGCCGGTTTTATTTTGTCACCAACCGAACGCGCCAGCGACCAAAAAGAAAATCAGCGGCAGTGTCGCTAACGCCATCGGCAAAATGTAATCCATCACTTTGGCTTCCCGCGTTCCAACACCGCAATCAATCCGTCAATGACCTTGGCCACCGCTTCCGCGTTCGGTTCGGTTTGCGGTGGCAAGTCACGATGGCCGGATGATTCGCGCCCGCCTTCGATCAACTGCGGCGGCGGTGGTGGTGGCGGCGGGTCGCGGTCATAGACAACTTCCAACGCCGCAAGCGGCAAGTCATCGGTGGGGATTTTCACTAGATCAGCGATCAGTTGATTGACCGCCGCTTCAATCGCCGTCATGCACTTCGCCTTGGCAATCGCGATGTCATCGGTGATGGGCGGCGGCGGTTCGGGTTCGGGCGCAAGTTCGATGTAGGCGGCAACCTTCGCAAGCAAGGTTTCACACTCTGCCCGGAACTCAACTTCCTTTCTGACAATCGGCCCCCAGTGATTATACAAAACGCGGATGCCGATGGCCGCCATTTCGGTGGCGAACGCCGGGCAGTCCTTCGCGAGTTCTTGGAAATCATAGCCGTCACTATCGGGGTCGCCATATGACTTCGTGACCTTCGGCTTGACGCCTTGCTTGAATACATTGACATAGCAAGGTTGCCCGCCCGTTTCATATTCGGGCAACAACTTTTTCATTTCGTTGGATGCGCCCGCGCTATTCCACGATTGCTGGAACAACCCGGCTTCGCACGTGTCGGCCGTCACGTTGCTGGCGGTGGTGTCGCGGCCTTCCGTGTAGTTGCCGGAAGACTCCCGCATCCCCAAGCCCATCAACATTGTGAAGTTCTTGCGCAACACGTCTTCGCGGCCGGTGGCCGTGATGGTGTACCAAGCCAACGCATCCTTGCTTGACGTGCCGATGGGTTGCGACATGACCAACGCTTGCGAGTCGTTGGCCTTCAACTTCAAAAGGCATTGCGCGAACATGACCGCGATGCCTTGCGTGTAGCCGATGGGCGCAACGCCGCGCGCCTTCCAACTATATTTCGCAATGGCAGAGTCCTTCGCCATGTCCATGATGGCTAGCACTTGATCGCTGGTCAGTGCACCGGCGGGCGGCGGCTTCGGCACCGGCTTGTCCGATGCCATCAACACTTCCCACGTGGCCGGGCCAACGATGCCGTCAACTTCCAAACTGTATTTGGTTTGATATTGCATCACGGCCGCTTCGGTGGCCGGGCCGAACTCGCCATCAACGTCAAGCGTGATGCCAAGGTCAGCATTCAAAAGCGTTTGAAGATATCTAACCGTGTCGCCTGACGATTCAATCATAAGCATCGGCATGGCTTCCGGCTGCGGCGTATAGTTCACCGGTGCCGGTGGCCTTCGCACAACGTCAGGCAAGCGGAAGTTGGAAATGTTCACCGTGTTGTTTTGATTGCCGCCTAGATATTTTCCCTTCCAACAAAACGCGATGTGGTGCGGCGGCTTGCCGGGCAAATACCAAATCGCCAAGTCACCGTCTTCGCGTTGGTTCGGGTCAACGCCGGTGCCGAAATCTATCCATGCATCCACATATGCCCAACCACCGGTGCCGGTGTTTTTGAAGGGCGGCATGATTTTCCAAATCGAAAGCTGGTCGCCGCAGAATAGTCCGCACCATGCGGTAGAGTTCCCCATTTGCGTGACATAGCTTGCCATCGCCTTGTTATCGGGGAAGCGGCGCGCCGTGCGCGTGGCCATCGCGGGCACATCCGGCCCGTCATGATACTTGCCAATGGTGTCTTCAAGCGTAGCGTTCCACGGCTTGGCCGGAAGTTCGGGTGTCGGCATGTTCGATGGCCTCAAAATGTGGGTGACGGATTTATATTCACCGTCACCGCTATGGGTCACACCAAAGTCAATCAAGTTCAGCGTGCGCGCTTCGTCAGCAATCTTGTTTGCCCATGCCAGTTGGTTGCCATACGTCACAACCCTGACCGGCATGTCATTGCGTTGCGCTTCCTTCCTTTTGTCGTTCAGTGATTTCGCGGTCACTTCGTCATCGTGCTCGCAAATCATCGCCACGCAAAATGGATGTGAAACCAGCCGCGCATTGTCGCCATCAACAAAGTTCGGATTCTTCACGAAGATGGAAAAGCCTTGGCCCGACACGTGGTCAAGCAACTGCAACGCTTGGTCGGTGGAGTCGGTGTCTAGGTTGTCGATTTCGACAAACTCAAAACCCAACGCCTTCAACCGCGAACATTGCTTGTTGATGTTAGTCCAAAAATAATCGGTGCCGAACACCGGTGCCGGTTCGCCATAATCGTTTTCAATATCGTCAGGTGGGTCAATGTAATCCACGCCGGGCAATCGGCCCTTGGCTTCCTGACGGCGGTTGATGTAGCCAACGCCAATGCCGTGGGTTGGCAACGCCGTGGTGTCATAACCCACCACCGTGGCGGTGCCGCTTATGCCTTCGTCATCCGCCTTGCCGATCAAATAGCGCAACGGATAACCGGCCACCGGTGAAGTCATGCCACAACCACGATTGCATTTATTTGTTTAACTAATTCTTCGAAGGTATCACGCACCGTGAAGTGTGCGCCATTATCAAATCCAATCGAACGCATCCCGGGTTCGCCATCACCGATGTCAACCACATGCGCGGCTGCGATCCAGCGATAGCGGCCATCCTTCATCGTGACCCTGAACATGGTTCACCCGTTGACTTGCGGCCCGCGAATATCCGGCGAGATTCCTGAAATCGTGGTGTAATTCAAACCATCAATGCCCCGGCCAGCCGCGCCACCCGGTGCGAAACCGGAAGCGAACCACGTGCCGCTGGCACCCGGTAGACCCGGGCCACCACCTTTGCCGCCGAAGTTCGCCGCATCGGTAGCGCCACCGTCACCGCCAACTTCTGACGTGCCGCCCGCACCTGCCGGGCTAATGCCGTTATAGTTTGCAATGCCGCCATCACCCGGCGCGGTGCCCGCGCCACCACCACCGCCACCGTTCTGGCCAAGACCACCACCGCCACCGCCGCCCCAAATTTGCGCTCCGGCGGTCATGTTGATTTGAACCATATAACGGCTGTAAAGCGCGATGCCGCCGGGTTCGGGCGGGTTGATGGTGAAGGTTGACCAAGCACCATCACCACCCTTGCCTTGGATGCGGCCGTTGCCTTGAAGCCGAACCGTCACACCGGCTGGCCAACTGCCAATGTTCAATGCCGGTGTGCCGATATCGTTCGAACCAATGATAACGCCTTGTTGAATGATTAGCGTGACGATATCGCCAGCGTGCGGCGCACCGAAAAGCAAATCATGATGGGTGCGCAAGTTCATGTTGTTGGTGTTGGCATCCAGCACAATCAAGTGGTCAATGGTGGTGACGGTAACGAAGCGCATTTCTTCCGCTTCAACACTGATTTCCGCATCGTCAACATTCAACCGCGTGACCTCCACCGGCAAGTCAGCCCGCGCGCCGGTGTCGTCTTGGAACGGATAGGCATCAAGTTGGTAGCCGCCGCCAAGCGAAGGGTCGGCAACGTTGCCCTTTAACAATTTATAGCTGACCAAGCGCGGCGCATTGCGATAGCGGTTGGTGAAGATGGAACATATGCGGTCGGCAATGGTGCGGCCGCCGAACGGAATCCACCGTGAATAGATTTTCTTTAGCGATTGCGTGCCGCCATAGTTCGCTTCCGATGCGTCATCAATTCGCAGCACCGATGACCGGTAATTTTCCAATTGATCCAATTGCAAAAGCGGATTGATTTGGCCGAAGTAAACCAAGACCCGGCTGATTCTTTTTTCCGGTTGCTCTTTCACCGTCAAACTATTTGCAATCCGCACATCATCGTTGATGCGGTCAGCCGAAAGCGGAATGGCACGCAACACTTGCAGCTTCAAAATCTTGGCCTTGTCATCCCACCACAACGCAAGCGCGGCTTGTTCGATCAACTCCGAAATCAGTTTGTCAACGTCAGTGGGTTCGGCAATGTCAGCCGTGTAGACGGTGCCCAAATAGTTTTGGGTTTCCAGCAACCATGACGACAACGGAACGTAACCGGCCGGAACGCGCGCATAGGTCACCAACAAATCGTTGATGATGTTGGCAGGGTCTTGCCCGGCATAGCTCAAGACTTCCTGCAACCGTTCATCGGCACTATGCGTTTCCGCTTGCGTGTTCTTTTGCGCGCGAACGATTTGGAAGTTGTCGCCAAGCGCGGTGCCGTATGGCACGGCCGGTGGCGTGAAGTTCGCCACCCAATCGGCACGCCCCTTCACCACATATATTTCATCCATGAATCCGCTGAAATCAAACGCGGAGTCGGTGCGCAATCCAAACAATGGGCGGTTGTTGCCGCACACCAAGATTTCGTTGGCGGCCGGTGTATAGGAACCAATCACATTGCCGTTCAGGAATAGCCGCGTGGTCAACCCTGATCGTGTGAGCGCAATGTGGAAGTAGGCGGCGGCCGGTGTGAACGTGCTCGAAACGATTTTGGCGGAAGTGCCGATGTAGTAGGTGAACGTGTTGCCGCCGTCTTGCGTCAACTGCGGTGCAACGTCAGCAAGGTTGAAACGCCAATCAAAGACTTGGTAGTTGGCCGCGCCAGCCGTGGCCGGTTTATACCAAAGCGCAATGGTGAAATCGCCAGCACCGAAAGCTAGATCAGGATCGGCCGTGCCCGCCACGAATACCGAATCATCCGCACCGTCAAACGTCATCGCGCCGGTGCCGAACTTGATGTTGCCCGCCACGTTGGTGATGGTGGAGTTGCCACCCTTGGTGATGGTTCGGCCACCGGCCGCGTCAACCAACGGGGATGCGGGCACACCATCGGCATGAATCAAAAGCGTGGCATCGGGCAAGCGATTGTAAGAAACGATTTCTTTGCCGCCGATATTCAGGAAGCCGCTTGCCGGGTATTCGGCTTGACCCACGCCGGAAGGAACGGCGCGCAAGACGGTGGCGGCCGCCGTGATGTCAACCGCAAGCCGCCCGGTGTTGATGGCCGGTGCCTGTGACTTGTCGCCATCGGCAAGCTTCAACAAATCCTTCGCGATGATTTGAAATTTACCATCGGCCGCCGGGCCGTTGATGGTGTCAATGACGTAGTGCCGCGAATCCATTTCGGCAATCGTGATGTCAGGCACGGCACCGCGAACAAGCCGAAGCGCGCGACCTTGAAGGAAAGGATGGCGCGCCCTGAACTTCCCCCAAAATGATCCTTGGTTGAATGGCACATAGGTGCGTTCATTGATGTACTTATCAAAGCCGGTGCCGGTGTCGGAATGTTTGTGGTCATTGAACGTCACCGTTAGCGATGAACGTTGGCCAAGATTCTCGCCAAGCGACACCATACCTGGCGTGAATGCAATGTCGCTTATGTTCGGAATCAATTCGATTTCAAGCGGAAGGTAGTCCGCATTTTCAGCGAAACGAATGGTTGCGCCCACGTCATTATAGTTCGCAATGTCTTGACACGTGGCCCGCGTGTTCATGCACTTGCGCGTTCCGGTTTGACCGGTGGTCAACGGCCCGGTTGGCGTGGCGCGATAGTGACTCGGTGCGCTTGCTTGTTCCAACTGCGGGCCGAACACAAACGCTTGCGAGTTCGCGACACTATCGGCACCGTCAAGCGTGGTGTTGTTGGCATTGATGCTGAAATAAAGTTCGGCACTGCCGTGCGCCGCAAGCGTGGTGGTCAGCACGCACCGAAACCAACCATTGCCAGCCGGGAAGATGCCAGCCGACACGCCGCTATATGGCCCGGTGAACGTGACCGGGCTTGAAATGGTGCCGGTCAGCAAATCGAAGTTGACCCATGACCGGCAGAACGGCGCGCCGCTATTCTGAAAGATCATGACAAGATATCGGGCGGGCAATGCCGACACCTTGGCGAACATGCTGAACGTGTGCGGCACGTTGGGTGTGACCGGACTCGCGCCCTGCCCCATCCAACCTTGCACGTTGCTTTTCTGCACCCGCGCACCGTTGTTCGCACCAAACGGCCCAGTGGTTTGTGCTGGCGTGATTGTTGCGTTGGTGCCGCCCCATCCGGCCGGATTAAAATCAGCCGAATAAAAAAACATATTGCTTCCGGTCACCGCGTTGCACGGCGCGACACCGTAAGTTCGCGAACAATAGTCAACATCAAGTTCAACGATGTTGATGGCTTTCACTTCGCGAGTCCTTGATATTTCATCGTGATGGAAAATCGGTCGGTGATGGTGTCGTCAGGCACGGTCATGTCTTCGGTCAACCACACATAGCCAACATCGGAAGCATACTTCGAAGGCCACCACGCTAGAAAGAATGGCGTCTCAATTGATTGCGAATAGAACGGCGCGAAGTTGTTTCGAAAGAACGTTGGCGTGACATAGTTGAAATTGATTTGGCCTTCGCTCCATTGCGTTTGAACGATGCGGCCAAGATAGTTTCCGTTTTCCGACATGCCGGAAATCACCTTTGACTTCATGCCGAATTGCGGTGGCGTGTAATCAACATCAATGCGCACGCTTCGTTCAAAGACCAGCAATTGCCCGGCATACAATGCGCCAACAATCTTTTCGGTGGTGCCACCGGCCATTGAAAGCCGAAACCCCTGATAGGCACCGGGCACAATGCGAAAAATGATCGGCCCGTTGTCCTTCAACGTGAAGGCCGGGAAGGCTTGTGCAATCCAGTTGCCCGCGCCAATGTTGGTGCACGTATCAAAGCCCGGGGTGATTCCGGCGGTGAAGAAATTGTGACCGGCAATCGCCAAGTAGTCGGGAGTCTGCCCGGCCGGGATTGCAACGGTCAGGTATTCAACACCGCCAATCGCACTCGACTTCCACGGCGGCCGCGTGGCCGGGTCAACCAAGTTGGTCGCGGGGAACCCCGCCGCCGTTGACGTGGCGGTGATGTTGGTGGGCGTGACAATGGATTGCCAACCAATGACCGGGTTGTCCTTGGTCGATTGGTTCAATGCGATTTGCGCGTTGGATGTGAGAATTGGCATTAGGTCACCACCTTCAACCGGTAGCCATCGCGCCCGGCACTATTCAAGCCGTCAATCAAGTCACGCATGTCTTCCATCGAAAGGAAATCGGTCATGCGGCGAGAACGCAATTCAATCGTGCGCGGTGCGCCACCGCCAGCCGCCACTTGGTCAGCCGGTGTGATGTTGACCATTTCACCGGCGGCCAGATTCAACGGAACGAATTTGTTATCTACGCCACTGATACCGCCCGGCACCTTGAATGAACCACCGGCCGCGAAACTTTGCGCCTTGATTTGCGCGACCTGACCAAGGCCCGCCACGATGGTGGCCGCCATCAACGCATAGTTCAAAGGCGGCGGTGCCGCCGTCAACGCCTTGGTGGCCGCTTGATACGTGTTGATTAACGCACTCGCGATTGCCGCCACCTTCGCCGCTTGCGCAAACTTTTTGTTTTGTTCTGCGAACGCCTTGAACCCGGCCGCAAGGTTGCTGGCGATGTCAGCCACCGCTTGCGTGATAATATCGCGTTGCTTCTGAATGCCAGCTTGCCACGCCTTGGCGTATTCAGCCGCCGACTCTGGCCCGGCCTTGTGCTGAACCGCGATCATGGCTTGCCATGACAATTCCAGTTTCTTCAAATCGTCTTGCGCCTTTTCCCAAGGCGACATTGCCGCTTGTGCCTGCAACGCAATTTGATATTCGGCATTTTGACCAAGCAACTCGCGTTGCGCCGCAGAGAGTCCTTGCATTCCCTTCAACAAGGTTTCAAGCGGCACCTTGCCTTGCAGCAACGAAGTGAACCCGATGCCGAGTCCATCCAACTGGCCGCGCACCTCGGCCGTCTTCAATTTCAAATCATCAAGTTGCTTGCCAATGCCCGGGTCAACGATGCCACCGCGCGGCATGTCTTTGTTGACGGTCAGTTGCAACGCGCCCGATGCAATGCCCTTCAACCGCCGCAAGGCTTCCTCGACATTGGCAATGTCTTGCGCGAACTTCGGCAATTCTTCGTCCGAAGCTCCCTTCATGTTTTCTTTGAGTCGCGCTAGGTCGCCTTCTAATTCCCAAATCGGTTGTTGAACTTTTTCAAGTGCCGCCCCGGCGGCAAGCACACCGCCAGCGAAGCCACCGATTGCAGCACCGGCCGGGCCAGCAACCGCACCGCCTGCCAACATCCCGGCACGCATCCCGGCAAACCCGGCAACAACCGCAGCCACCGTGCCCTTGTTGTCCAAGAGAACTTTGAAAAGATCATTGAACGCGGAAGCGAGATTTTTAACGCCTTGCTGGAATTCCGGTGACGTGACGATGACGCGAAGTTGCCGCATCACCGGCAAGAACTCTGCGGAAATGCGAATGCCCGCCGCCTTTAACGATTGGCCAATCTTGGTGAATTCATCGTCAGTTGCGGCCGCCTTTTCGATCACATCCTTTTCAAGGATGATGCCAGCCTTTTGCGCTTCAAGTGCCCATTCAGCCAACCCCTTTTTCCCGGCAAGCAATACGGTCAACAACGCTTGCCCGGATTTGCCGAACAAGTCATTGGAAATGCGGGCCGCCTCTTGTGTCGGGCCGAGTCGCTGGAAGCCATCGGCAATCAACCGCAGTTGTTCGGCCGGGCTTTGCTTTTTCAGTTGGTCATACGTCAGGCCAAGACGGCCAAGTGCACGTTGCGATTCAGTGACGTTGCCACTGAAATCGCCCATGCGTTTGTTGAATTGCTCCATCGCACTGACGAAGCCGGATTGGTCAACACCGGCCAGCTTTGCCGCCGCCGCGAACTCTTGGAATTCGGTGGTGCTAAAGCCTAGCCGTTCCGAAATGTTTTTGATTTCCGAAGCGGCCGATGCGCTTTGCTTTATGAACGCAACGAAGCCCGCACCGGCCATCGCCGTGAACAAACGATTGAACCCGGTTTGGAGTCCCTTCGCGGCCTTTTCGATTTGCGCAAGTTGCGTGCTGGCTTTCTTTGCCCCGCTATCAAACGCGGCCGAGTCAAGACCAAGCACCACACGCAATGCGCCGATGACGGCTGAACCGGCCATGTCAATTCATCCCTTCCGGCGATGGCTTCGCCAAGTGCGCGGTGGCAATCACCAACCTATCCATGATCGCCATTTGCTCTTGCCACGATTGCCGCCGCTTCGGTGCCTTCGCATCCGGCTTGACTTGCATTCGTTCAAGCTTCGGCCACTTCGATGTGCGAACCAATCCGGCGGTGGTGTGCGCAAGCCAAGCCCGGTCATTGTGTTCGCGGATTTGCTGCGAAACGTAGGCGTCAAACGTCAACTTTAGTTCACGCGGTGTGCAACTCCAAAATTCTTCGTGTGTGCGGCCGATGGCTAACCAATCTTTTAGGAGTCCAAGCCAATTCCATCCGCCGCCCCGTTCGCTTGACCCGACTCCATCGTAGGGTTTCCACCCACCGCCGGAAATGCATCCGCCATCGCCTTGCCGATTAACTGATAGACCGGAAACATTCCACCGGCCGCCTCGATCAAACGGCCACATTCCAAAAGCGTCACCTTTGGATGCGAAGCGCGCAAGCCCGCATAGAGCAAGCCACGCACCACCGTCATGCTGACCTTGCCGTCACCGATTTCGGTACTGATATCCACGATGGATTTGCCAAGCGCGCTTTCCGCTTCGCAAATAGCGTTCGCGTCAAATCGAAGCCGATAGGTTTCCGAACCGGCCACGAAATCATGTTCACCGCGATGTGGGTTTGCCATGTCTGACTTCCTGAATTGTTGACGATGCCGCCAACGTTATCAGGTAGACATGCCGCGCACCACGTTGCCGGTCACCTTGAACGTCACGCTTGCCGACATTTTGTCATCGGTCGGCACGCTTGGTTCATACGATTGCAACTCGGCATCAAACGTGTGGGTGACTCCGTTCGGATAACGGATTTGACATGACCGCTTGCGCGACACGCCAACGCCCAAATCCAAAATTTCGTTTAGCTCATTGTCACCGGGACTGCCCGGCACATAGTTCATTTCGAATGAACACTCGCCACCATCCGTCAAACCCGAAATGAATTCGCGGCGGCGGTTCGGGCTGGTCATGTGCGTTACGTCAATTTGGTCAACCGTGGCGGAAGGCGGTGTGATGTTGACCACTTCGCCAAGGTCAATCAAATCAAGCGGTGACCCGCCGGAAGTGCTGATCTTGAAGGTTGAACCATAACCAAGCATTGCTTGGGAAATAGCCATGCCCGTGCTCCTATGTTGCGGAAATTAAACTTTGACTTTGGCCGCCTTCCGCGCCGCGCGTGCCGCCGCCGCTTCGATTTCGTTCCACAAGTCATCTTTGATGGATGCCAACGCGCCCATCGCGCCGCCATCCCAAACCGGCCGCATGTAAGATTGCGGCGGCATATACGCTGAACCGAATTCTTGAACGATTGACTTGGCACCACCGCTTGGCCCCATGAACATGAACACGGTGGTTTGCGGCGTGCTTCGCCAGCCTTCGGCGGTGCGCACCGTCTTCGCGCCAATATCGGATTTGTGTTGCGCGGCTTGCGTCTTCGTTAGCTTGTCGGAAATCTTCAAACTTGCTTTTAGCTGGCCAGTTTCACCCACCGGCGCAATCGCAACCGCGTGCTGCAACATCGGTGCCAACGCTTTCTTCAACGCCCGGCGCACCACCGCCTTGCCAACCGCCTTTGACAACTCGCCAAGCGCGGCATCAACTTCACGCAAGCCTTCAACCCTCACCGTTGTTGCCATCACCGCACCCGATACCAAACAAAGAAATCCCGTTGCCGGGAATGAAGCCGCGCCGTGGTGTCAAACGCATCTTGGCCTTGCGCGTGCAACACCACGATATCCACGGTGACCGGCTGGCCGTTCACCGTGTAGGGGAAGGCGGCATCCTTGAACCCCGACAACCGGTCAAAGACCGCGTTGCCAAGCTTCACCGCGTCATCGGGATTTACCGCCCACGAATCCAATTGCGTGCGCGACACCATCAAACCGGAGTCGCCTTGCATGTGGTAGGAAATGTCTTCGGTGATTAAGTTCTGAACTATGCTTGGCGCGGTCACGCCCTGCGGCAACACCGCCGGATAAATACGGCCACCGCACGCGGCCGCCACCGCCGGGTCGGCAAGCAAGATGGCGCGAAGCGCAATGCGCACGTCAATCATGTGGCACCGCCAATCGGTTCTTCCGACGGCACCACGCAATCAATTTGGATTTCTTCACGCCGCTTCGGTTCGCGCACGTCAACGATGTTGAATTCCCGGCCGTCATAGACCACGCGGTGCTTGGTGGTCACCGTCTTGGTTGTGTTAGTCCAGCGAAATGAAAACGTGGTGATGGCTTGGCCAACCAATTGTTGCGCCGCGTACCGTTCGCCACCACGGATCGGAAGCAATTCCGCCCACACGGTAGTCACGAAAACCCACGTGACAATTTCTTGCCCGCTATCACTTGTTGTGACTTGCTGGCCTTCAATCGTAATGCGCCGGTCTAGGTCGCCGCTTCTCATGCGGCCAAGAATTACCACACGAGTCGGAACAATGTACCGTCAACAAGTTCGCGTTCATTGAATTGGCTATAGCTTAAAGTGCGAAACCACGCGCCGCGTCTGCAATGCAATGGCCGTTCTATTTGGGCGAAATCGGTGCAGCCGACCAACGCCTCTCC